GGCTAGGGTCACTAGCTCGTCGCATTTCAAGTGCGATTCAGTCGCCAATCTGATTGACCTTCCACTATTCGTATAATTCAATATATTTTTTACCATATTTTGCGTAAACATATTGAAATACTTCATCTAAATCTTCTTTATACAAAACTGTTACATTAGGATTAGCTTTATGTTTTGCCAACCATTCTTCAGTTTTATAGCCTTTGATTTCAACTAATCTATCTTCAACAATAAAGTCTGGAATATAATTTTTAATCTTATTATCCCATTCGTATTGCAGTTTTTGAGTATTCCTATGTATTTCTATGTTGTGGTCTAAACAAAATATAACATAAGCAAGTTCCCAACTGCTATCGCAAAAAAATCCCCGGTACCAACCTTTTTTACCTCTGCCGGAACCTTTTACATACCCGCCCAATCCACGTAGTTTTGCAATGTTAGACAGATGTTGTTTCATTTCCGCCGTATGAGGTGTGCCGGTTAATCCAGTCACACCTTTATTCCATGCTTTTTGTAGTCCGCGTTTACCCTTATTCCAAGGAATTGAACCTTTTTTAGCACCTGCTAATGGGGATCTTTTACATTTAACTTTATTAGGATTATGTTGACAATGTTTTTCATGTATTACTAAAGCGCCATTATTAACCAATTCTCTATTACAATATTGACAGTGCATAGTTTAACCTCCAGTCTTGACTTATTTATAAAATAAATCAAGACTGCTGGTTTAAACCGCTCACCCAAGTCTCACTATCTAAAATGTCTACACTGTAGAGACAAATGGAGCTACTACAGGGAATCGAACCCTGCTTACCAGGATGAAAACCTGGGGTCCTGGCCAATAGACGATAGTAGCATTTGCAACTGTTACCTTACGCTAAACCGTTGCCGTTTTCACAGCCTCATAAAGCAGAGGAAGGGCTTTTTAAATGGTGCCCGGAGCCGGACTCGAACCGACACACCCATACGGGTATCAGGGTTTAAACCTGAGGCGTCTACCAATTTCGCCATCCGGGCAATTTCTAATCTATGTCCTATTATGTTTTCTTTTGATTGCTTCCGAAATCTTTTTCTTGTGCTCTTCGCTTTTTTGTTTGCCTTTATTCGCCTTACCACCTGATGTTTTATCACCTATGGAATTTCTTCTTTTGGCTTCTTCTAATCCAAACTTGTCAACGCATCTTTCCCAAACCGTTTTATGGTTAGGATTATCTATCATAATATTCTCTTTATCAGTTCCCCAATACAAATGTCTAGGATTGGAACACTTCCCATTATTACATGCGTGACATAAAAGTATTCTTCCGCTCGGTATAGTTGTATCCAAGTATTGGGCTAAAACGCCCTTATGATTAGTCGAAATGCCACCACGTTCACAGCACGGCTCATCTAATTGTAAATGCTGCCTTCTTTCTTCCCTATCCCTCTTAATAAATTCAGTAATATCTATCACATTTACTCCTTAAATGTTTATTTATACCAAACATTTAAGCGTAATATTGTGCCTACCCATAAAGGTCTTTTTCTACCGCTAAAGCAATTAGTATTAACGTAAATTTCAAAAATATTATATCACGTTTAAAACTTTATTGGTACCCTTAGTCAGATTTGAACTGACACTAAACGGCGTTTGAAACCATCGCCCTTACCGATTGGGCTACAAGGGCATAAACTGTTACATTTGTAACGAAGTAATAACCCTCATACGAGGATCACCAGTTTTAAATGGTGCATCTGACTGGACTCGAACCAGCACACCTTTCGGTACAGCGTTCTTAGCGCTGCGCGTATACCAATTTCGCCACAGATGCATAAAAGTATTCTGCCAGGGTAGTAGGATTTGAACCTACAGCCTCCTGAATCCAAATCAGGCCGGCTACCAGATTGACAATACACCCTGACAGAATACTCTTTCTATTTAATTATCCCAGTTTGGGTTGCAACTGTTACCTTACGCTAAACCGTTGCCGTTTTCGCAGCCCCATAAAGCAGAGGAAGGGCTTTTTAAATTATAAAACGCTGTGGACCGCCGGGGACTTGAACCCCGATCTCTAAATTGCAAGTCTAGTGTAATTCCCCCTATACGAGCAGCCCATATAAAATATTGATCCCACATAAACATGTCGATAGGAATCGAGCCTATGTGACTATTGCAAATAAATGCAATTCGCTTCGCACCAGCTTTAACTGGCTTGCTCCCCCAACACACCGCTACATGTTTAACTGGTTGCGTGAGGTTGGCTACGACCCAACGACCTCCGGGGTATGAACCCGGCGCTCTACCAGACTGAGCTACTCCGCAATATTCTTGGTGGACTGTATCGGAATCGATCTTGCAAGGATCAATTGTACTCCAGTACACAGCCCAATATTTGATGGTGGACATGGTAGGATTCGAACCTACTAAGCCGCAAAGCAACGGGGTTACAGCCCGCCTCAACACTCCAACGTTGACGCATATCCAAAATTTTGATAAGCTTCTCACTTGATTGAACTTAAAGTTGTTTTAACTATTTATGATGGTAGGACCAAATGGATTCGAACCATTGTCGTTCGATTATCAGTCGAATGTTCTAGCCAGCTGAACTATGGTCCTACGTAAACATGTTAATGGAGCCGCGTTCCGGAGTCAAACCGGATATTACTGGGTGGAAGCCAGTCATGTAATCACCAACATTTACACGGCGCAATATTAAAAGAAAAATACTCTATTTGAGTAGAAGTTTTTGCTTTTTATACTGAGATTTTGGTACGCTCTATAGGACTCGAACCTATGACATTCGCCTTAAAAGGGCGACACTCTACCAACTGAGTTAAGAGCGTATCTTACTGCGCATTACGCATATTTAAAACTATGAATTTTTAAGGAACTTATTCTGTTTGATGCGATGATCAAGTGAATATATTGTACAACGTTTTTCTTGCCTTGTACACAACTATTTTTGAAAATTATTTTTAACCTTCAAAGTTCGTTGCCGTGAAAGAATTATACCATGTTTTCTGTTGAGTGAGAACTTATTTATAGTACTTCAACAAAAAGTTTTTATCAAAAAGCCAGATTTTCAAACAAATCTTCGAACTCACCAGAACGATTGATTGTATCACAAGATTCGGAAAATTCTCCAGTCAACTTGCTTTTTAAAGTAGTTTTAAGCACTATAGGATTGCTTACCTCGCGAATCTTGAACTGCACTTTAAGGTCGCTAAACGTAGTATTCACGGCATTAAATGCAAAACAGTGCATATCGAACATGAGCCCAACAGAAGATTCATTTGATGTGCTAAATGAGTAAATTGGTACGCCACCACAGATATGTTGGCCGTCCTTCAAAACCCTGACAGTTACGTCAGGATCTTTATGACACATGGCAACCAAATGCGAAAGGAATGTGCTTAACCTGAGTGGTTCAATATACTCGCGCCTTGACAAGGATGACCAAGCATAGATTTCATAACAAATTTCTTTTTGCATTTGGCGGCCCTTAAGAATTATGCGAGTGCAATGCCCGTAGTCTGTTCAAGGTATTGTCGGGCAACTTCTTCATCAGTATCCACCATGCACATTACGAATGTTGCTGGAATATCCACTTCGCGAAGGGTTGGATTCGAAAGCGTCCAGGGTATAAATGCAAGTCCCATTTGACCTGAATTACCAAATGGGCGGAATTGCAAAGTTTGCGGTTTACTGACACGATATGCAGCAACATTACTGTCAAGGGTTGGCGAAAGCTTGGAAACCAAACTCGCGACAACTTCTTCACCGGACACGAGCTTCAAAGTAACAACATCGGACATAAATTATATTCTCCAAAAGGGTTAAACATGCGACTTAAGACAAAGTCTTTAAAATTATAACATGAAAGCGTAAGCGTGTAATCTTATTGTTTAGGTTTGCGAACACGTTTGCCTCTTAAAGCCTTAGCCAAGATTGGCTTAATGTCAGGAATAAAGTTGGCTTGTGTAAGGGCGTCTACATGAGACTGGTTGATAAAAATTTGTCGGTGCGGAAGGGTTAGCCCCAAATTTGACCTTACAAAGTCGCGAACGACAAGCGTGTCGACTTTCCCAAATTGATCAGAGTGGCAATAAAAAATGAACAACAGATTGAGTTCGAGTTCTGAATATTGTGGCAAGGTGCATCCTTCACTGTTAGCGTGCATACATGTTATTAAGCATGAAGAACTTTTTCAAATTCTATGAAGTATTTATCAAGACGCTGAAAACAAAAAAGCGACCCTAGGGTCGCTTATGGTTTACGTGTTCGCACGCCTTAATACCAACTTATGTTGGGTTGCTTAGAATTAGTTACTACATTTTTCATCATGTTTCAATTGTTTTACACCGATACTTTCGAGAACCTCTGCGATGCCTAATGCAAGCTGGTCTATTGGAGACTCTAGATGATGGCCGTCATCACCAATCAGTTCACGAATGTTGAACTCGTTAATAATGCCATGCAAAATCTCATGGAGTGCCAAACGGAGCTCTCGCTCAGGGCATGTTTTCAGCACCCTGATCGAGTGTTTCAAATAACAAATTTGGCCCCATAATTTTTCACCGCTTTTATCGTGACAAACATCAAGCTCTGTCTCGACGGTTTCGATTTCGTACGGAATACCACCAATCTTTATTTTTGTTCCCAAATCTTTCTCCCTAAAATTGAATTAATGTGTGAGACCTTAGTCGTCAGAAGACCAGATAGACATGCTAATCTTCTTAGCGACAAAATCTACTTCTATACTTGTGCCTTGCGTATGGCCCCATTTGTCATCTCCAGACGAAATCACATATGATGAAGGAATCAAACCGGTGTCATTCACATATACCACATATCGTTCGAATTTTGATGGGGTAACCCCAACCATTTCAAACCCATTATCTTTAAACCAGTCATACGCTGCTTGGCTTTTGTCAACTGCATTTCTGATAATGTTCGGAAGTTTATTCATTGCAATAACTGCAATCTCCGGCAGATTCCTTCGCAAATCTTCACGAATGCGCGTTATAACGCCATCACGAAATTCTTCATGCTTAATAAGTACTGTCTGTTTAAGCTCAATCAAAGTTTCGCTGTTTTCGAAATCTTCTGCAGTAAAGTAAATTGCTGATTTTACTTTTGGTGACGAGCCCTTCAACATGAAGGCGGCCACACGCTTACCATTTTTATCTGCAAGAACGCGTTTCAATTTTGCATCAGGCCCAATATTTGCAAATTTTACTGATAAGGGAACAGCGTGTTCGAGCCCATCATTGCACACAACCATTACAGTTTGGTCCGATATTTTCAAGCCCATCTTCTCAGCATTCTGAATTGCGTACCCAAAAAGCTCTGGCGTGCTTGCAGCTTTCATTCGCATTTCACTGGTCGCAATAGAATATTCTGGGAGATCATGTAATTTCAACACTTAATTCACCTTGATAGTTAAAGCTTTGCACGAAGCACCAAATTTTAAAAACTCTGACACATCATGCTGAAGTATATTATACCCCAGCTTTTGCAGCTTTTTGCTTAAAGCCGCAGAAATTTTAGAAGTTAAAAAACTTTGGCCTACGCAGATAGAATTGCACACAAGTGCATACGCGTCTGCATCTGAGATGCTTATTAAATTATCACCGAACATCTGTTCCAGAACGTATTTCGAATGTTCAGTAAATGCGGGCGGGTAATAAATTGCATGGCCCCTAGAGAGTATGCACAGACATGTATCTAGTGTTGAGAATACGGGATCAGCAAGTTCAAGTGGACGAACAATAAGGTCGGTATCTTCAAGGATCAAATCTAGTGCAAATTTTCCATCCAGAATTGTTTCAAACCCAAACCCCAAAAATAGATTTTCCCCGCCTACGATAACATCTCTGCCAGAGAACGCAACATGCTCAGTGCCGATAATTGCAGCAGTTTTATATTTGTGTTCTACCCACTCTAAGAAATAACATTCTGAACTAGCAACAAAAATATCACCGACAATGATACCAGCATCGGCGCAAATAGAAGATTGTTCTTGAATAGTTGGCACTATAACATCTGCGCCTACGGCTAACAGCGAATTGCGAACATTGCACCATTGCTTAGCTTGTAGCGTTCGTGTTTGTGCCATTTCTTTGGGCGCATCATTTGTCGGGGTGAACATTAAAAATTGTTGTGCCATTTTGTCCTTAGGTTTCTATCGTCCTATTATTTGCGCATGCGATAAAGCCCCATCAATGTGGGGCTGAAACATTAGTTACTTCTAATATAATTTTCGAACTTTGATGCTAAAGCTGAAATTTTTGCATCCCGAACAGAAGAATTCTCAATCTGTTCAGTATCGTGTTCATGTTTCCAAACATCAATTGCGAATGCGAGGGCAACAATTTTGACCTCCTCACTCGAGGGAAATTTTCCAGTAATTTGTATTTGAACCGACATGTTTCATCCTTTAAAAATGCACTATCAACCCTGATAGTGCATTATAACGTTAAATTAACAAATTGTTATCTTAATCACTAGATTTGCCGATACCCAGCATTTTTAGAACGCTTTTGCCTTCGTCAGTTCCAGCAAATCCTTCGATCATGGAGCCGAGCTTAGTTCCGCCATTCACGCTGAACAATTCACCAATACTTTTGACCCCATCTCCAACAGTGCCGCCAGTTGCAATCACCTTGATACCAGCAGCTTTCAAAGCATCAGCCTGTGCTACACCGATAATCTGACCAGCTTTAACTTCTTCAAGCTTGACCAAGTAAGTTTGGTAACCTTGGTTTTCACCGATTTCTTTCGCAAGAACAATCTGTGCTTCAACGGGTGCCAATTGCATAAGTTTTTCAGCAGAAGCTTTTGCTTCGCCTTCAGCTTTAACACCCTCAGCAGCCAATTGAGTTGCTCGCAGATCACCTTCAGACTTAATCACAGTGGTTTTTGCCTGTTCTTCAGCTTGAACGATCGCTTTATCGCGATTAATTTCTGCAGCTTTAACAAGTTCGACGCGAATAACATCAGCATTCTTACTCGCAGTGTTAGCTGCTTCAACAGCAACTTCCTGTGAGGTCTTTTCTTTTGCAATACCGACTTCTCGCTCGACTTGTGCCTGACGAATTCCAACTGCCTGTTTCGCTTGCTGATTACTCAAATCAACTTCACGCTTTGCTTCAATTTCAGCAATTTCGGCAGCCCGGCGGTTTTCAGCAACTTCAATTCGGCTTTCGCGTTCAATCAGGGATTTTTTCTTTTCCATGATATTAGCAATAACCTTAGAATCTTTGGCGTCACGAATATCCATCAGCTCGATCATTTTGACTGTGGTAACACCCCAAGCTTTCAGTTGTTCATTGACTTCACGAGTAAACTGTTCACCAAATTCTGCCCGACCCGACAAGATCGTTTCAATATCAGAGGCAGCCAGAATGGTTCGAACCGCGCCCTGCAAAATTGCCTTCAACTGTTCTTGCAATTCTCCAAATGAAGCAACCCGCTGAGCTGAAAGATTACTGTTTTCAATTCGGAAGAACGCCTTGATATCCAATACAAAAGGCAATCGACCTTTATCGTACGCTTCATAGTTCGATAGATCACAATCGAATACTGACACTGGCAGTTTGATTACTACCACACCAAGCTTAGGAACCCAAGCAGGCCAAGCGTAGTAGGTATTTCCTGCATCCATATCTTTACCATACGAAATGGTTTTTGTGCTCGATTGCACAATATGCACTTCGTTAGTTGCAACAACTCGTCGCAAATAGACCATTACCAGAATGGCGGCCAACACAATCGCAAATGCGATACCAGTATAAATCAAAACAGTGAACATTTAGCTTTTCCTTAAAAATTAACGAAGTTTAATTGGCTCTTCTTTACCAGTTTCAAATGCATTATCTGCACGAGTAGTTGACACGATCTTGTAATCTGCCAAGTTCAACTTTGGAAAGCCGGCAATTCGCAGCCAAGTGCCTTTCCAGAAATAACCCAATGAAGTTTCATAACTCCGCTTGATATCCAACATACCAGTTTGACTGTTTTTGAACTCATCGCGACCGGCTTCGATTGCTTGCTGGATTCGCAAATAAACCGCACTATCCAATTGTGGGTTTTGCTCCTGAATCCATTGCATGGTCGCCTTAGAACCGCCTTCACCATAACGGCCCTCGATTGCTGCAGTCACAACTTCCTTCAAATCATTTTTCATCATGTCAGGAACTTGCACCATCTCAGCAATCTTTTGCCCATACTGAGCAAGCACGTTTCGATTATCATCTTGCTTGGCTTTAAGCTGTGCTTCGATAGTCACGCCATAGTTATTTGCACTGACATAACTCCCAAATGCGATGGCAGCAAGGCCTCCCAAAATACTGAACACCACAAGCAAAACAACAATCATTCCGCCAAATTGCTTTTTCATTTCGTTTCCTTTAAAAATCAACATTTACTAAAAATTACCGCCGAAATCTGACTGTTCTATAAACAGAACCTTTCCGTTCTACCAAAATAGCAATAACCCCAGCAGAAATCAATTGTAACACAACCAACACCATAAGCACCCAAGAAGGTGGGTCAATTTCATTTTCTAGATACTTGAACTCCTTCATAGAACGTCGAACAAAGTTTTTATCTATTTGCGCAGCGATACTAGGAATAACTTGTTCGCGATTTGCCACATTTAGAGATTGTATTGTATCACGCAATTCAACCTTAAAGATCTCACTTTTTGACCAAGTGATAATTCTTACCCAGTTAATTTTCGGCCATTCTGGAGTCCCCATGACTACAACAACGTCATTTTTGTTGGCATTATCCCAGGCAGTCCTAAGAGCGAACTCATAGTTTGGATCGTCAGTTTTTACAGCAACGATAACAACATTCACCTGTTTTGATGGGCCGCGATCTTTCAATATTTCGCTAATATCTTCATTCCATTTACCGGCATCAGCAACTGAAATTCCTGGTGACAAAAACCGATTAATTTTGTAAAAATCAAATGGCGCATCAGGATATGCCGGAATCAGATCTTTAAACTTTTCCGTCAAAGAAGCTGGAGATGGCGTAAACAGTGCCTGTGGAACTGCTTGGACATAGTTGGTATAAGACATCGCTTTTGCAACTGGTTGGCCGGGCTCAATTTCCAACCAACGCTTGGGGTTGGGCAAATCATAAACTCGGCGACTTCCCCAATCTTCTTTAGCAATTTCGTATTCGCCAACAGTAGTATTACAGCTCCAGCTAACAGTATATCTGTCTTCGTAGCAGGTATCGCAAACCGTAGAACACGAGCGATTTTGACCTGAGCCGCTACAAACTTGGCGACAATTGCATGAATAGGAGCGTTGATACTCCCCATGGACTCGAACCTTGTTGATGATTTTGCCATTCCAAATTTCAGTGTCATGTGTTTGAACGCCTGACGAAATTAGAAAAGCGGCAACAGTGATAAGCGTACCAATCACAAAAATCAAAAGCGCGGAAATTGCACTAAGTTTCCATCCGTTGCTTTTGAAATAAATTGCCGATCCACCAGCCAATACCAATGGTATTAGCAAAAACCAAATCATCGTCAAATTGAGCATCGTGGGGTCCTTATGTCAAGGTTTAATTTTTCGCTGTGGCCGAAATGGTTCAGAAATAGTTACGGGGCAGTTTACCAAATCCACTGAAATCTCAACGAGCATTTCATCAGGCCGCAACTTGATGTCATTTCGGTTGGTAAACTTCTTCGCACTAATAGGATCATCAACAAATTCTGCAGCGAACGCAGTCTTATTGTACCCTGAAAAGTACTGCCCATTCGAAGAACGAACAACATAAAGTGTAACAGTAGTTTTATTTTGCATCTTAAAGTCCTTTTAAATTGTGAAAACGTTTGATGGATGGAAACCGTTATTCTTTAGCTGCTCATTTGGATACCCGACTGGGTTGCATACCAGCTGCGTATTTCCAATAGTACCATTGTAAGCATCATGGGTATGCCCGAAAAACCAATATGCGGGTTGGTGCTTCAGAATAAATGCGTCCAGGTCACTTGCAAAAGCGCCATTTAGCGGATCATCTCCATATCGTGGATGCACTGCTTTATAAGTTGGCAAATGGTGCGTAATAATAACGGTTTTTGAATTATCTTTTCCCTTCATCAGCTTTGCAAGTTGTCGTTTACAACTTGCATGTATTTTCTGCGCTTTATCTGGCGTAAACAAATCAGCACCATCATTGATGTAGCGATGGTCATTTAAGAATCTAGAAGCTACAGCCTTCATTTCATCTGGTGATTTTTCATAATCTGTCCATAATGTAGCCGCATGAAAAGTGACGTCATCAATAACAACAGTTTGAACGAAGTTTCCGGCAATTGCCAAGTTGCTATTTGTTAGTTCAATTCTCAAAGCGTATTCAGTCATTGAAATGTCTGACCAGTAATGTTCATGGTTGCCGAGAACATAAATGACATGTTTAAAGCGACTGCACACAATATTAACAAATGAAGATAGCGCGGCAAGTCTTTTAGTCGAGCCGATATCACCAGCAATTATGAGAACAGTTTCAGAATCGGTTGGAAGTTCGGGGATAATTCTTCCGACTTCCCTTCGAATTTCTTCAGCGTCTTTAATAAACTCCAAGTGAATATCACTTAGTTCGCGAATCATCATAATGTTTTCAACCTATTAAAAAGTCTTCGTAGGACGTAAGAACGAACAATGGAAATTACCGTGTAGAAGACTACTAGCAAGATATTTTGGTTAGTGGAAATCTCCCAACCAAAAAGCGGGAAGATAAGCAGGTTGGCAACAAATGAAATTATCAACCCGACTACCACATTAGTCATTGTCTCAATAATGGAACCTAGTCTACTTTGCATTACTGACTACCCATTTAATTTTGCGCTTCCAGTAAATTTTGGGACCGAATAATCTGACGTCCCATTTGTCGGTATCAATCTGTTCAGCTTCAACATAGAACCCCAATTTCGCATGACGCCTTAGACGTTTTAGCGTCTTACGCAACTGCGCATGTGTCATTGTGTCCTGCTCAAAGAGATAAATTTTCTCTGTCATTGGAAGACCATTTTCAAAGCTGAAATGCTCACAGCAAATCCAACCACCCAAGCAATCGCGACCTGAGCGATATATTCTGGCTTGACTTCTGGGTCAAAATCAGAAATTTGAAAAGCCCACCACCCTCCGGTACAGATACCGAATAGAGTAGCAATCGTAAAAGCAATTTCATCTGTCATAATCATTCTCCAATAGGTTCAACGAATTTATCATCTCGAATGTGATTATATACTGGGAAGCGAAGTGAGAAAAACTCTGCGTCTTTTGCCTTCGAAATTTCCTGATAGGTAATCACTGTGGTTTGGTTCTTGTACTTGGTATCAAAATTTTGTGCGATGTCATCACGAGCTTCATCGCTGAATCCAGACCCGACATTACAACGGAATTCGCGACCATGCTCATCACAGCCTTCGACGGTAATTCCACCACAGGTATTTTGCAACCGAGATTTTGGTTTGCCTTTATACCAGTCGACGATACGGGCATCCACATCCCACATGCGTTTGACTTTGCACCAATCCATAGAGCGGTCCCACTGATAAACGGATTCCCAATTCTTAAGGATCAATCCTTCTTGGCCATGAACATCAATCACCTCATTACAGTACGCAGCCATGTCTGCGTAGCCTTTGACTTCTCGCCCGTCTGTAATGATGATTTTTTTGCAATCAGCTTTTTCAAGTGCCTTGGAAAGATTGATTCGGTTTTGCCGCATGGTGAGATTAGTAGATTGCGCAATCCAATCTGTCAGAGGCATCAAGAAAAAAGCATAAAATTTGAGATTGGCTTTTGCAGAATCATTTCCAGACTTTTTGGAGTTCATAGTTTCTGTGAAATTGGAAGCAAAAGCTTCACCATCAATGACGAAATCATAACCTACCACTTCTCGCAATTTTTTCAAATCTTCGTCGAAGACCCCTTCAAGATGCTCTGAAACCTTCCCACTCCGTGCGCGATAATCTACAGGTCGATTAAGCGTGACAAATGCGATCGAGCGATTTCCGTCCATTTTCCAGTCGCCTTGGCAGGGGAAGGTCACCTTTTCAAGGAACTCTTCAGGACTATCGCACTTATCCGCCAACATGACTTCAAAAGTGGGAATCAAGTTCTGCTTCCAAGCCGCATTTGCCGTGTCTGCAGAAAACCCGGCCTTCAAATCTTTGTCAAAAACCCGCGCAATATATTCTTGGGCGTTCTTCGGAAATTTTGAGATTGCAGAAGTTACTGCTTCACGAGCTGCATCACCAGTAATTTGACGAGTTGCAAGTTTATTGAGGGTTTCAAAAAACTCTCCATAATTCACATCTGCCATTTTAACATCTGGTGAAGTTACTGGCATGTCAAACTTCTTGACTCCGAATACCCGATACGGATCAAGGGCTTCAGTAATCAGTTGCTTGGCAATATGATCAGCTTTTTCAAGCGCAGCCTTGATGACTTTTTTGGTGCCTGAACCAGATGCTGATTCACACTCTTTAATAACTTCTACGAAATTGCTCATTTTTATCCTTATCGTGTAATTGTCTGCGCAAAATATGGCAGAAGCGTGTTGATAAACTTTTGTCGCTGATCTTCTCGCAATTCATGAAACTGTTGCAGAATGCTTTGGACCTTATCTTTGCGACGCTTGCGACTCCTAGAACTCCGCTCAATAGAAGCAACGTTATAAGTATGCGTCACATTAGCCGGAACACCAAGAAGCTGCATAACTTCTTTCCATTCTTTGCCATGAGGCATCAAGCGCTTCTTGCCATCTGCAAGTTTAATAATGCCGTCACGAAACAATCGGTTCACAATCATGTGAGCAGTCTCATGCGGCACGGTCGTGCTAATATACTTGTCCTCATTCTCGACCAAAAGTATGAGGTTGTAGCGAACAAGGTTTAAGTCTCGATACGCCAGGCCACCAGTCCAATTTTTGATGTTGTATCGAATTTCTGGGAATTCAAATTTGATGCCATAATGCTTTTCAGCAACTGCGAAGCATTCTCGCATTTTGGCTTCGACTTTTTCTTTCAACTCAGGAGTAAGCAACTGTTGTTTCATAGTCCGCGCAAATAATAGTTAAGAATATCTGAATTTTTTTCACCACGAGATTGAACCTTAAGTGAAATGCTTTCGCCGTAGCATTCATAACTCCCGTCATCAGTAACGCTCACAAATCCAGCGCCGATAATTTTCAATCCCGGAAAAACCACTCTTGCAACATCAGAATGCTGTTGTAGTTCTGAAAATACTACTGGCAATTTATCTTCAGAAATTATGTACTTCGTTCTCATGTTCAAATCCCTTAAGCAAAAACTTCGTAATCCACGCCAATGTTTACGCTTTTTGGCGGCACTTTGACACCGGGCTTCCGTGGGAACCCCTCTGGGTCTTCTTCAGGCTCAACTTCCCAGCGTTTATCATTACAGTAAATTGTCGGCTCGTACGTTGGATCGTTGACAAAATGTTTGATAGCAATGAGAACCGCAGGAATGATTTCGTGGACGAACATCCCTTCAGAAATTTCCAACTTCAATTCGTTTTTACTGGTTTCTGCGCCTTTGATTCCGATCGTACAGTTGTTCAACACATCCAACATTTCTTTTTCGGCGCCCACAGCTTGGGCAACTCGTGAAAAAGAATAACGCTCTTTATTAAAAAGTCGATCGTTCAAGGAGATCGTGACGTAAGAAGTATTTTGGTGCAGAACAACAGTGATGCGAGAGGTCATGGAAAACTCCTAAAGTTAAAACTTGATGCGCAATTTGTTTGCGTGAATAGATTATACACCAGAAACACAGCACTAGCAGAAATGATAAATAATATTTTGCAAAAAATAAAAGGGAATTTATGGCCAAAAACCGTGCACCAAATTTGTGCGTCGAAGACACTGGAGAAGCGTCTTATGTTTCGCTGATAGAATACAAACGAGAAAACTATTTATGCGTCATAGATATGATTTCACATGATGAAATTACCGCGTATGTTTTAGATTTCGCAGAAGCCGAGAACATACCGATTCAACATTTTTTGAATGTTGCAAATGCTTGGTTTTATGGGTCATCTGAAAAACACCCCCTGTCAGTTGAATTAGCTGCAAAAGGCCTTACAGATGTGCTTTCGCCTATCTATAAGACCTTTGATACGAATTTCGTTTCTCGAATCGTTGGAACTACTTTCGCACATGGTTCCGTTGAAACAAAAATTAAAAGACGAAGAGCCGTTCCAGTAGTTGAGGGAACTCCGGTTAGGCTTAAAAAGCGCTGAGCCCAATTTCAAGCCGTGAGTAAATCTATGCACTAAAAGCGCGCAGGTCGACAGAAGATTTACGAAATTTTTTGGGATATTTCCTACTAGGAAACCTTTCTCTAAACCAATCCAATTCATGTTGAATTTTATCGTACCCCATTTCACGTGTATTACCAACACATTTAATTGTTAAATCTCTGACGACATATTCCCCAGAATACAATATTTCAGGTGCATTGCCAACACATTTAATTGTTAAATCTTTAGTCATATCCCAAATATCCCAAATAAAATATTTTATTTCACGCGGCATTGCAACTTTTTAAGAAACATCCCAACGATACCGTACGGCCTTTAAATATTTAGCCCGTACAGCCGCTTCAAATGTGTCAATTTGAACAAATTGAATTGATCAGTAAGTTCTTGCGTCTTTTCCTTCAGAACAGAATTGGCAACAACTTCATCTACTTCTTCAAATCGAGCATCCAGGAAGCTTAGCGCCTCTTCAATAGCAACACGACCTTCTTTTACCGAACGAAGATATTCTGCATTCGGCCGAGGAAACTTCAAATTTGCTGTACGAGACAGTTCCAAAATCTGCTCCGTGATTCGAATTGCATGACTCAAAGCTTTCCAATCTGCTTGCTGTCCTTCAAAGCTTTTGACCCGTTCTCCATAGGAAGACAAAGTATTTTTCAAGGAATCATAAACCGTTGCCCACGAGTTTGACATCAAAAACTTTGGTGAAATGATTTGAACGCCGGGTGCTGTTTCAATGCCACCTTTAGCATTAAGAATGTCTACGCGCGTAACATTCGGCAGTGCCAAAATTTTATCAATGAGGTCTGCATGAACTGGCGAATCAAGTCTGGTTTCTCGCATCTTTGTGGCTAAAGGAAGTTCACTAAACATTACAGATCCGAAATGGCCATCAATAGTATCAATGACTTTCTTCAAAGAATTATAACGTTCATTTTTGAGCCCGTATGCTTTGGACTGAGAAATCGCATAACCGACCATCTTCTTTACAGAATTGGTCAAAAAGTTATCAACCAACTCTTGCATCATTTTAACTTCAGGCTGCTGTACAGTACCAACATTCCCATTGAGCACTGCGAATGCAACTTCCAGG